AAAACTAATAAATATAGTGGTTGGACAATGCTTGTTGCTGTTGAAAGTACTGATAGAGATGATTGTTTAGAGTTAGGAGAAATATAAAATGTGGAGATGTAAAAAGTGTGGAGAAGAAGTAGGACTAAGAAGGGGTATGTTATTCAAGTTAGATAAAAATAAAGATACTTCTGGAGATGATTTAAGTATACACGATACAGATTATTATGAATGTACTCATTGTCATAATTATTCATATTCTGATGTGGAAGAAATAGCTGATTGGGAGGAAGATTAATGAAAGAAATTAATATAACAAAACATGCTTTGATGAGATATGCTTCAAGGGTTCACAAAGTTAATATTGTAAGTGATAGAACTTGGGATATCTGGAAAAAAGCAAATGAAGAGAAAATTCAAGAATTAGAAACAAATTTAAAAATTGAATTAGGAAGACTAGAATATATCTGTACAGCTTCTTATGATAAACATAAAAAAGCTGAGTTCTATATAAATAAGGATAAAATGATGACTTATGTAATTGTGGAGTCAAATTTAGTTACTTGTTATCCTATAGATTATGACTTAGATGCTGAAGGAAATAAAGCAATTTTAAATATTTTACTAGGAAACTTAAAAAGAGCTAAAATTGCTGAGGATAATTTTGAAGATAATTACTTTAAAGAAAAAAATAATTTAAAACAAGAAAAAGAATTGATCCAAGCTGAGATAGAGCTTTTAAATTCTAAATTGAAAAAACTACAAGAAAAAAGAGCAGGAATTGAAAGTAGACAACTTGAAATAATTGGAGAACAACAAGAACTAAGAGATCTTATAAAAGTCGCAGAAGAAAAAATAGTAAGGAGTAAATTAGCACTATAATTATAAGGTGATAAAATGGAAAGTACTGAAATTTTGGAGCTAATAAGGAAAGCTAAGGCGGGGGACAATGAAGCTACTGAAACTATTATTGAAAAGTATTTGAATGCGGTTAGAAAAATAAACAACAAATGGGGTGGAACTGATGATGGATTCCAAGAAGGGATTTTAGGGATATATCAAGCAATAAAGAATTTTGATGAAAGATTTAATATAAAATTCTTAACATATCTTTATTATAATGTTGAATCAAAAATCAGAAAATTCATTGATAAAGAGAGATACAGAGTTCCACAATATGTGATTGAAGGAATAAAAAAAGGTGAACGAGAACGATTACAATTTTCAGAAATAGAAAATTTTCAAATAGAAGACAATAGTGTAGATTTGAAAGCAACAGAAAGTAAAGTCTTTATAGAAAATATTATTTCTTGTTGTAATAGCAGAGAAAAAGAGGTATTAAAACTCTTGTTTATTGAAGGATATAATGGAGAGGAAGTAGCTAAAAAACTGGGAATAACAAGACAATATATATATAATATAAAAAATAAAGCATTTAAGAAAATTAGAAGAAAAATAAGAGAGGTTTAACCTCTCTTATTTATATTTACAAAAAATAGCTCTTATGGTATATTAAACTAAAAGGAGGGATAAATATGGCTAAAAAATATATAACTGTGGCTCAGGCTTCAAACAGATTAAATGTTTCAATAGGGACAATATACAATTATTGTAAAACAGGCACATTGGGTTATAGATGCATAAAAACTTCAAAAAGATATACATGGCAGATTGATTTGGAAAGTTTAGAGCTATTAGAAAAAGAAAGTACATATAAAAGTTCTCTCCAAATAAAAAAAGATTTACAATATAGCCTATTCTAAAAGAGTTCAAATACTCTTTTTTTTATGTTCAAAGAGAGTAAAAAAACTTGAAAAAAAAATATATATTTTTTGAAAAAACACTTGCAAAAATCAAAAAGATATGATAGAATAAATGCATAAGGAGGTGAAAAGATGAGTAATAAAATGAAAAAACAAAAGAAAGGAGGGAATAAAAAAGAGTTAATTGAACTAATTACGGCAATAATAGAGTTAATCATAGCAGTCCTAACGCTGATAATTCTATTAGTAGATTATTTCAACTAACTCAAATATCAAGGAACTGGAGTAATCCAGTTTCTTGATTAAATTATAACAAATTTTACTCAAATATACAATGACTAATACAATTTTAATAATAATTATAATGATTTTAAATTTTACAAGAAAAAATTACAGTAATAATAACTATATAAAAATATTCATTATTTTTTTATGTCTTATTGTTATTGTAAGGTGTATAAAAAAACTTGCTGATTTTTTTAGAAAGAGGGGTTAATATGGCATCAGGCGGGGCAAGAGAAGGAGCTGGGAGAAAAAAGTTAGATGCAAGTAAAAAGAAACTTAATAAAACTTTTAGAATCGATCCTCAGCTTTTCAAAGAAATAGAATTAAGATATCCAAATGAAAAATTGACAAATATAATAGAAAAAGCATTAATTGAATATTTAAAGAAAAATTAAAAATTATTAAAAGGCACATCAAAAAATGATGTGCTTTTTTATTGTAATTTTTAAAAACATTGTAAATATTACAACACTTATAAAAGAAAAAAGTTATAACAATATAGAAACAAAAATGGAGGTGTCTTTATGAAGTTAGAGCTGGTACAAGCTAAAAGAATGTATGCTGATAATAAAAGTATTGATGACATAGCTAGTGCTTTAAATAAAAGTAAAGGCACTGTTTACAGATGGATAAAAGAAAATAAAGAAGAATTTGAAGAAGCTAGAAAACTAAAAGAATTATCAGTTGATGATATGGGTGAAATTCTAGATGAAGCACATAAGAAAATGCTTTTAAATATTATTGAAAATCCTGAAACATTAGTTTACCCAAAGGTTGCTGATTCACTTATTAAAATCGCAAATGTATTAGAAAAAATGGATAAAAGAAGAGAAAAAGAAAAAAAAGAGAGACAACAAGCTGATGAAGAAGAAAGAGGGGTGCTGATACTTGATGACATCAAAGAAGAAGAGAAAGCAACTTAAAATATCAGACTTATTAACACCTAAATTTCACTCGCTTTATTCAGCATGGAAAACTAATAAATACACTCGTTTAGTTTGTAAGGGTGGAAGGGGTTCAGCTAAATCTACAAATATAGCTTTAATTTTAGTTATTGACTTAATGCAGTATCCAGTCAACACTATTTGTTTTAGAAAAGTAGGGGAAACACTTAGAAAATCAGTATATGAACAAATAAAATGGGCTATTAAATTTTTAGGAGTAGAGGAATACTTTGAATATAAACTTAGTCCTTTGGAAATTATCTACAAAGAAAGAGGTAATAAATTTATATTTATGGGAGTAGATGATCCTCAAAAAAGTAAATCTATAAAAGAGGCTCAATTTCCTGTTGCTCGCTACTGGTTTGAAGAACTTACAGAGTTTAAGAATGAAGATGAAGTTGAAACAGTTTTAAATTCAATATTTAGAGGGAAGTTAGAAAAAGGGCTTATATATAAAGGCTTCTTTTCATACAATCCCCCTAAAATGAAGCATAACTGGGTAAACAAAAAGTATAACTATTCTTTTATAGAAAATAATGTATTTGTACATCATTCAGTATACTTAGATAATCCTCATATATCTGAAGAGTTTATAAAAGAAGCTGAAGCCGTTAAAGCAAAAGATGAAACAAAGTATAAACTTGTGTATATGGGCGAACCAATAGGCAATGGACTTGTTCCATTTCCTAATTTAGAAATAAGAGAAATAGAAGCTTCAGAGATTGCAGGACTTGAAAAATTTAGAAATGGAGTTGACTGGGGTTATGGAGTTGATCCACTAGCTTTTGTAAGATGGGGATATGATAAAAAGAAAGGTATTATTTATGCACTAGATGAGTATTATGGAGTAGGTTTAAAAAATAGAAATCTAGCAAACTATATTCTTTCAAAAGGTTATGATGAGTTGGTTATGTGTGATAGTGCTGAGCCTAAATCTATAGATGAATTGAAGGAATATGATATAAGTGCATGGGGTGCAAAAAAAGGTGCTGGAAGTGTTGAATATGGTGAAAAATGGCTTTCTGATTTGGAAGCTATAGTGATAGATCCAAAAAGAACTCCAAACATATCAAGAGAATTTGAAATGATTGATTATGACACTGACCGTGAAGGGAATCCTTTACCTCGTTTGTGTGATTCAAACAATCATACGATAGATGCAACAAGATACGCATTTTCTAATGATATGAAAAAAGGGAAGTGGGTATATGAGTATTAAAGAAATTTTTAGAAATTGGTTTTTCAAAGATTGTTCAGTAATGACTGGAGATGGGAAAAACTTTGAAGCAGCTGAATACATATCAACAATATGGGAACAACCTGGTTTCATGTTACCAATTAAGAAAAAAATAAAAGCTTGCCAAAACATTGAAATGGGTATTTATACAGGAAAAAAAGATGGGAAGAAAAAAGTAGATAATCATATTTTGAATAATTTATTTAAAATGATTAATCCTAATACATCATTCCAAGATTTCATAGATTATTTAATAGTTTGGTTAGAAGGTTCAAATAATGGAGTTTTATTAGAGCTTATAAAAGGATTGCCCTCACTTGCTCCTGATTTATATATACACTCACCAAATAATTTTACAGTGTATTTTGAAGGTAGAAGGATAAGAGAAATAAGAATACATAATCCAGCTAAAACAATAATTGGGGACGAATTAAAGAATTATATGTGGCTTAGTTCTCCAAATTATAACAATATAATTGATGGAGTTAGTGGTAATGGAATAGGACAAGGAAGAAGTAAACAAAATGCTCTGGCAATCTTTGGTGCTTATTTATTCAAGGCTTGGAAATGGAACTGGAGCTTGGCGAATAATTTAGGAAAACCAGGTGGAATTCTTCAAACAGAAGGAGCTGTAGATAAAGAAGATAGGGAAGAAATAAGAAGTAAATATTCAGCTCACTATGCTGGAGCTGAGAATGCAGGTAGTCCTCTAGTACTTGGATCAGGACTTAAATACCAAGATACTTCAAAAGCACCTATAGATGCTGACTGGAGTACAGCTGAACAGAAAGCACATGAAAGAGCAGCTATAGCTGCAGATGTTCCAATTGAGTTAGTTGGTGGCGGTGATTCGACTTATCAAAACAGAAAACAAGCTAAAAAAGAGTTGTATAGAGAAGCTGTAATTCCATTCTTTAATAATTTAAAAAATTGGCTTAATTACTTATTAAGTGATTATTTAAAAAATGGTGAGTACATAGACTATGACTTATCTGGAGCGGACGAATTAAAAGATGATATAGCAGATATTATTCAAAAGTTGGAACCTCTTAAAAATAGAGTAACTATAAATGAATATAGAAGGATTATATCAGAACTTACTGATTTAAGTTTGGAGCAACTAAAAGGCGGAGATGTCTTACTTATAAATGGTGGAGATATGACACTCGAAGAAATTACAGAACCAACAACAACAGAAGGTGAAAAGGCTGAGGATGTATGAAAAAGGAAGTTCAAAAAATAAAGGCAATTAAGGCACTAGAAAGAAGAGTCAGTGCAAGGAATAAGAAAATTATAGAAAAAATATTCGTTGAACTAAGAGATAAAGTAATTGCAGATAATTCAAAATCTTATGATGTAAAAATGATAATAAATATTGATTATGAATGGCTTTTGAAAAAGTTTAAAAATGGGCTTGAAGTAATTTATCTTTATACATTCGAGGAGACTTTTAAGGGGTTTCAAAACATCTACAAAAAAGTAATAAAACCTAAAACCATAAAAGGTATTAGAGATTATTTTTTAAAAAATTGGAATATTAAAAATGCTGGAAAACAAGCAACTAAAATGACAGTAACAACAAAAAATATTTTAAATAAGATAATTACAACAGGACAAGAAGAAGGCTTGTCACATAATGACATGGTAAAAGAACTGGTAAAAAATATTAATGGAATGACAGAACAAAGAGCTAGCACAATAGCAAGAACTGAAACAAGTAAGAGCATTAATACAACAAGTTATGAAACTGCTAAGAATGTGATGAAAGAAAAATGCTGGATACATGTTGGTGGAAAAAAAACATACAGACCACACCATAAAGCTATAAGTAATAAATGGGTTGATATAGATTATAAATGGAAGTTAAAAGATGGTGTAGAAGCTGAGTATCCACACCAAGATAGTTTGCCAGTTTCTGAGGTTGTTAGATGTAGTTGTTTAATTATTTTTAGATAAAAGGAGTAGGTATGTCAAAGATAAAGAAAAGAATTAATTTTTCTGATGAAACATTAAATTTTACTTGTGAAATTGAAAAGTTTAAGGAAGAAGAAGGAACACCAGGAAGATTCACAGGAATACTTGTAAATATGCAAAATGACAGTCTTGCAAAAGGTATTTATAGATTTAAAAAGGGAAGTATGCAAGGAAATAATGGAAAGACTTTACTCCTTTTATACAATCATTATGGTGAATTATTACCAGTTGGTAAATTAGTAGGAGAAGAAACAGAGAAGGGATTTGAAGTTGTGGGAGAGTTTCATTTATCAAAAGATGATAATGGTAATTATATAAATCCTGAAGCTGTAAAATTATATTCACTTATGAAAGAAATGAAACTACCTTTTGAAATGTCAGTAGGTGGAAATATTGTAGATTATAAAGAATATAGTGAAAATGGCAAATATTATATAGATATAAATAAATTTGAAGCTCATGAAGGAAGTTTGACTCCTAAAGGGGCTGTAAAAGGAAGTAAAGTAACAAAAGTTTTTAATAAAGAAAATGGAGGAATAGGACAAATGGATAAGGAACAATTAAAATTATTGATGGCTGAATTATTAGCAAACTTTAAAACTGAATTATTAGAAGCAGGAACACCTGAAGAAATAAAAAATTTACCTATTAAATTCGATGAAATTAATTCAAAATTTAGAGAAATAAAAACTGAATTAAATGGTGAATTCAAAGCAGAAATTGAAAAACAAATGAATGAATTCAATGAAGTCATAAAAAGTTTAAAAGCTGATTTTAAGCCGACAAAAAAAGAAGTGACAGTTGCTGAACAATTTAGTGCAATGATTCAAGAAGTAGAAAAGAATGGAAAAGCAGTAGAAACTGTTTTTAATTCAGAGAGTGAAATAAAGTTTGCAGCAGATCCAGCTACTACAAGTAACTCGGAACATACTATTAAAACACAATATGTAAATACATTACTTGAAAGATTAGTTGCACAAAATTCAGCACTTGGAGATATAAAGTTTATTCCGATAGTAGATGGAAGCCTTACAATTCCGAGAGAAGTTGCTGGACTACCTGAAGTTGGATGGATAGGAGAAGAAGGGAACAGGGAAGAGACTTCTGCTCCAAAAACAGATCATGTAGTTATTACATTACATTCATTATATGCAATGCCAAAAGTAACTAATAAGCTATTAGCTACTAATTTTGTGGGGTATGCTAACTTCTTAGTTAAAAGAGTTGAATATGCTTTATCTTTAAAATTAGCAGATGCTTTATTTTATGGAACAGGGACAAATATGCCTACTGGAATTTTACAAGACAGCAGTGTAACACAAGAAGTTGAAATTGATTCAACTGATGACACTACATTTGTAGATTCTTTAATAGATGCTTACTATGCTTTAGATGAAGATGTAGCAAGAAATGCTAAATGGTATATGACTTCTGAAACTTGGGCAGCTATTGCAAAATTGAAAAATAAACAAAAAGATTTCTATATAACTGACTTAAATAATGGAAATACAAGAACTTTAATGACTAGACCTGTTATTCTAATCACTTCAAAAAATGCAGGATTAAAATCAATAGCTACAGCAACAGCTAACGAAATGATTGGAGTTTTTGCAGATTTAAGTACAGCAGTATTAGGGATTCAAAATAATGCTATGACAATGAGATTAGAAGATAAAGTGACTTCTAAGGGATATACAAAATACTACATGGAAAAAGGCGTAGGTTTAGGGGTTCAATTACCTGAAAATATTTTGAAATTAAAGAAAAAAGCATAATTTAAGAGGGATTATTCCCTCTTAAAGTTCTAGCAAGGAGAAAAAATGAGTATTAAATATGATTTAGAAATTGCTAAAATGCTCACAAACATTGAAGATGAAAAGCTTCTAAATTTTTATATAAATGCAACAATAAAAAAAATAGAAGTAATTTTAGGTTATGAGCTTGTAAAAGGGCAAATAACAAGTTTAGTTAGTGGACTTAATAAAAAGTATGTATTCTTACCTAGAAAGAAAATTGAAAGGGTATTGAACGCTAAAAGTGGGTGTAAAAAGCTCCCTTTTAGTTTTGTAAATAGAAAAGTAATATTTGATGAAATTATAACAACAGATTCTTATGTAGAAATAGAATATATAGCTGGCTATGATGAATTACCTGAAAATCTATTAATGTTCATCTGCTCAACAATAAAGGAAGAACTTTCTAATGCTGAAGGATTAAAGAGCTATGGAATAAGAGGAATAAATTATACTTTTTTAAATAAAATAGAACAATCTGACAACTTTATAAGAGGGGTAAGGGACTTATTTGGAGTTATAGAAATATGACAATTGTAGAAATTTGCGAAGAAATGGGATATTTAAGTAAACATACTGTAGAAATTGGAATATTAGCTATTGATAAAAGCTTAACAGGAGAAGATGGAAAAACAAGTATACTTGAATATGCAATATATAATGAGTTTGGAACTTCTAGCATACCTGCTCGTCCATTCATGAGAAATGCTTTGGATAGTAATAAAGAATATATAGGCAACTTAATAAAAACAGCTGTGGCTGATGTTGCAAAAGGAAGTATAAAAGGGAAAACCGCACTTATGAGAGTAGGAGAAACTATAAGAGGTTTAGTAATTCAAAGTATTGCTACAGCTCAGACTTGGGCAACTCCAAATAATCCAAAAACTTTAAAAATAAAAACTAAAAATGGACAGGCTAATAATACCAAACCACTTATAGACAACAGATTTTTAATAAAATCAATTAGGTATCAAATAGTAAATGAAAATGGGACAATAGAATATTTGTCAGACTTTAAGGATGTATAAGATGGATAAAGTTATTTTATTAAGTAAGCACAAAACAAATATAAAAATTATTTCAAGTGTTGAAGGAAGATGGGAAAAAGGGAAATATATAGCTAATGAAGAGAAAGAAAAGATTATAAAAGGTGTGTATATGCCTGTTTCATCTGATACTTTGAAATATTATCCTCAAGGTGAAATTACTTTAAAAGATATGGAATTATTTACAAAAGAGAAACTAAAAGAAGGGGATATTGCTATTTTAAGAGATGAAAAATTTAAGATAATTGAAATAACTGACTTTGATTATCTAGCTGATATAAAAAGCTATATTTTAAAGAGGAGTACAAAAGATGATTAAAATTATAATTGAATTACTCAATAAAATGAGTAATATTCAAATTATACCAGCTTTTACTGCTACAAAGCCTCCTAAAAAGCCTTATGCTACTTACCAAGTGTTAAATATAAATAGTGCTGATTTTAGAGGATATACAGAGAGAGAATATATAAAACAAGATGAAAAATATCTTGAAACAACAGAATACAGAATAATGGCAAGACTTCAATTTGATGTATATTCAGAAACTCAAGAAGAAACATTAGAAAATGCAATTGAACTAAGAGAATTAATCCTTTTTAATGCAAGAAGAGAAATCAACAGACTTGATGCTGGAGTAGTAAAAAGTAGTGAAATAAAATCATTAAATGAATTGATTAATTCAAAATATGAGTATCGTTGTACTTTTGACATAGTTTTTGAATACATAAAAGTAACAAAAGAAAGAGAACTTGAATTAATAAAAGAAATAGAATTATTAGTAAATAATAAAAATAA